AGAAATGTAAGCGGCTGGTATCTTAAGTGCAGAAAACAGTTTGTCTCTCAAATACTTAACATCGTCGATATCGCCTGTATATTTACCTCCAGGTACCGTCTCTATCTTTGTACTGCTATTGCCGCGGACAGGGATGAAATAATCTTCTTCCACTGAGAGTGGATTATACCTCAAGTCTACTCGGCCTGTCTTTGAATCTACAACTTGATTTCTCTTCATTTGAGTCATCACCTTTTGCATATACTGTTCTATGTCTTGCGGAGGTATATTGCCAACGTCGATATAGAAAGCTTTCCTCTCGGGTGATCTAACGATACGATACGCCATCATAGCGTCTTCGATAAGGGTTAGTTGTCTCCATATTCTCCTCGATGGTTCCAAAACAGATGTGCCATATGGGTTGTATTTGTCTTGGCCGAGGATTCTAAAGTGTCCCACTTGCCAGTTTTCAAAAGTAAGTCCGGCTGAGTTCCACTGATATTGCACATAATTAGGATTTGTTTTATCTTCTCCTTCTAATCTTTCAAGCTCTTGTGTTGGGAGACCAATAACTGACGTAACTCCAAGCTCATCATCTATATCGAGATATAAGAAGAAGTCTCCATACTTGCACATTGTTCGACACCAAGAGAACATGTTGTGTTCTATGTTCAACACATTACTGTAAAGAGAGCTTAGAATTGCCTTGATCTCTTCATTGGGGCACTCAATGCTTAACATCGGAGAGAGAGAAGAGTAAGTTGTCATCTCGTCAGCATAGATATCAAGTGAGGAAGCAATCTCAGGTGTGTATTCCATCTGGTCGAAGTCTACGTATCTTTCTGCTCTCTGTTGAGATGCCATATATTGCGCTTGCAAATTGTCGTAAGGATTGTACGCAGTCTTTTTAAAATCCTTTCCGGATGTAGAAGTAAAGCTATTAGCATATTTGTCTAAGTCAATTCTCCTGAGCCGGTGATTGTTTTGAGTCCGGTACTGAGTCAGAGGGCCCGACAACAGTCTCGTCAGTCTCCTGAACAATAGACTTTGTGGGTTTCTTGTGTTGTTTTTATTCTTTTTGCTTGCCATGTTTTATCCCTTAAATAGCCACGGAAATGCGGCGATGTTTTGTTGATGCTCATTTGCGGCATCTGTCATTTTTAATTTTTGCGTTCCAACCATACCTTTTATCCTCGTGTCCATTTCGTTTGTAGTTTTCGTAATGGAACCTATAAAAGCTTTAGCGTACTCGGCGTCCCTCTGGTTTACTGCCAGTGCAGTATCTCTAACCCAGCACCCGACGGCGCAAGCCATTATGAGATCGTCGTTGTAAGATCTCATAGCTTCGGCTCTTCCGTTATTCCAAACAAAAGTCTTCATTTCAGCTAGTAGACGAGTGGAATATATCTTAATTAGGTTATTTCTAATGAATTCTTCCATCTTAGCGACTATTAAAGGTCTCGTTTTTGACGTTGTAGAGAATCCAGGTACCGCGTTGGACATCTGATCTGCTTGATATTCCTCCACAAACTCGTGTGTGGACTTAATGGAATGGTAAAGATTAGGATACTGCATTTCCTTAAGCTTGTCAAGGACTGCAAAACCTACTGAGTTGTTTTCTACCACCAGTAATCCGTTTCCATACTCTTGTCCCACGTCAAATAGAACCCTAGAGAACACGTCCGGTGTAACCTTTCCCTGATACTCTGCAACAAGTTCCATTGTTTCCAATTTGAAAACATGGCACACTGAGTAATCCTTACCATCACCGCGGGCAACATCTGCAGCGATAAGGTAAGTGTTGTTTTGTCTTCTCTCTTCCCAGATCCAAAGGTTTCTGTCGAATCCAGTTCGGTGCTTGGGTTCACAAGACATGTTCAAATATAATTCCAAGTCCTCGGCGCCGAAGACTGTCTCACCAGACATGTTAAAGTTGCACTCTAGCTCCTGAGCAATTTCCCTACGAGACATATTTCTGGTCTCTTTTTCAAACCACTCCTGGTCTCTATCTGGGTGGACGTCCCACGGTAGTTTTGTTGGGAAAAAATCATTTGACTTATTCTCCGCTTCTACGTAGTTTTTGTGAAACCAATTTCCCACACCATTAGGGGTAGACAAGGCGATGCATCGACCACCAGTTGATAGTGTAGGGTAGAGGCCCATCCACAGCTCGTCAAGGCCTTCTACGTGTGCTGCTTCATCTATGACGAGAAGAGATAGTGCTTCCGATCGCCCGGCGTCCCCGGATGTGGATGATGCCTTAATTTGTGATCCGTTAGAAAGAACAAATGAGGTTCTATTGTCTATATCTACTGTGGAGATCTTTAGCCAATCTGGTAAAGCTTTGATGATTGCCTTAACTTTCTTTACTAAGTTTGCCGCGGTGTTAAACTTAGTCGCGATGACAAGCACATTCTTCTCTCGATGAAACATCATCATCCATGCAACGTATGCCGCGGTGACTGTAGAGATTCCCAACTGTCTCGCTTTGAGTATGATGTTGAATCGATTGTCTTCGAAATCTTCCAACAGGTCTTCTTGGAATGGATACAAGTGGAAGGGTATCAGCCCTCTCATTGGGTGAGTTATCTTTGCGTATGTGTGGATAAAGTATTCAGGCTTCTTGCCGCATCGGACAATTTCCTTCATTATTTCTTGCTTGGTAAGTTTTATCGACACTAAAGCCTCTTACTTAAGTCCGCCGAGAGCAACCATCTTAGCGAATGATGGGTCTGTGGGACGCTCAGTAGATTCTGGATCGTTGATCTCTGACTGGACTCCTCCTATTTCGTAGCATTTGTGTACCTTGACACTGCAACGTATACGAGATACATATTCAACAAGAACATCAACCTCACTTGGATCCGAAAGAGAAAGAGAAGATTTTTTCAATTTATTGTATTCCTTCTGAATAAAAGACTTGACCTTCTCCACCATGGATTCCATCTCTCCCTCGAAACCATTTGAGTGAACTTCTTTAAGTGGTATTTCTGCGTGGTATTTGATGTGAAGTCTGTTTCCGCTGATGTGCGCTCCAAATCCGTCCATGACTCTTTGATCTATTAGGGGGTTACCCTCTTCCCTTCGGAGACCAATTTTAACCGGTTCTCCGCTCTCGTCAAGTGCTCCGTCATATGAATTAGCAAGTACCTGTGAGATACAGTTTATAATTTCTAAAGTTGTTGCCATTGTTTTAAATTCCTCTTACAATAAATAGTTTTCTAATAGTAAATAGTTAGTTGTTTGGTCTCCAGCCCGATTTCCATCTTTCTTCTCGGCCGTCGACATGCTGAATATAACAATCAAAACAGCAGTTAAACTTTGTCATATAAACATCATCTCGTCCAGAGAAGGAATATGAACCACAAACTGGGCATTCTCTCTCTACCTGGTTCGATGCTTTTCTTGTTTTAATTTTGACATCCCCAATGACCTCTGTTGTTTTTTTGCGAGGATCCCTTTTGTAAAAAGATTTGAGGTCTTCCAGATATTTATTTTCTTTCTCCTGATCCCAAGATCCCTTAGGGTTCTGAATCGCTTCATCTCCGTACTTCTCCTTTATTGCTTTTTCTATTTTAGCTACTTCGTTTAGATCTTTTTCTTTCACTCTACAGTCTCCACAATTACTATGGTCAATATAGCTCCAGCTACAAAGCCGAGAGATGCGAAGACGTGCCAGTGAGTGTTCGAACTATCGATAATAACTTTTTCTAATTTTAGATTCTCTTCCTTTAGAGCTTCGATAATCGTATCTCTTGTGCCAACTTCATATTTCATGTCGGCCTTGAGTTTACCCAACTCTAAATCATAGTTTGCGAACTGAATCTGTAAAGCTCTATTGGTCTTGAGCTTGCATTGTTTTTCTTGAAATTCTTTGTCTGCTAGTATCTGTGCTGATGCTTCTTTGTCAAAACACCAACCAGAAAAAGGGACAGTGTCCCCTTGCTCTACTTGTTTATATTTTCCTGGCGCTGCAAACGAGATGCTGGTAAAACTAATCAGCAGCAGTAAAGCCAAAGAGGTTTTCAATTTTTTCATTGATCTCATCAGGATTGTCCTTTGCTTTCTTTATGATCTCTTTTACTTTCTTTTTCTTTTTACGAGAAAGCTGTTCTTCTTCGAGATCGTATTTTTCTTTTATCTTACCAAGAGTCACACGATATTTTAAGTGAAGTTCTTCTCTTTTTTGAACTTCCTCTTCGTGAGCATCTTTGAGGCCCTGGATCTGAGCTTCATAAGACTCCTTGTTCGCCTTCATGGCTTGGATGGCGCCATCGGCATTCTTGCGAGACACAAGCCAAATAAAAATGGTCCATGCTGCAAGTGCTGATAGCTTCCAGTTTTTCTTTATCCAAGCCCAGAAGATCTTGAGATATAACATTATTGCTTACCGTGCTTCCACTGTGTGGCAAGGTCGACTGCTGCTTGTGATCCAATGTATGCTAACGTTACCGAAACCCAGTCCGAAGAAGTTACTGAGCCGTATGCTACTAGCCCTGTCGCTGTTAGCCACGCTAAGAACTTGCGAGAAATAAATCTTTCCGTGTGTTTGTCTGCCCATGCTTTTATTGCTGTCATCATAAATCCTCCTAAATGTTTACGTGCGCATAGCCGTTCTTTTTCTCGATGTTTATCTGCATATCGACGCAGTCTTTTAGGCTGTCGAGATGTG